TTGTTTGCTACCACAATACGCTTAAAAGTTCCATCACCACTTGCGGTTGGATATCTTTGACTTTGAGTTGAACCTTGTAAATATCCTGACGCACCGAGTGCAAATCTGTCTTGGTTAGTTCTAAATGTTCTGTAAGCATCCCAACCGTCAAAACCACCTTGGAATACAAAGGAAAATTTACGGGAGTATAAGAAGTAGTATGGGTTTTCCTGAGATGTCGGTTCAGCATCGAAACTTGCCACACCACAAACAAAAGCTGGAGTACCACTTGTAATCTGTGCATTACCGATTGTTACAACGGTAGCACCTGAGTCCATGTGGAAACCTTGTGTCTGATAGTTCCAAGGTTCAGAAGTTGTTGCGATGTTCCAGTTAATAATAGGATTTTGTTTTCCTTTATACTGAACTAAGTCAGAATCAACACCAAACTGAGATGATATACCCAAGTAAGTTCTTCTTACAATATCACCATTAGATGTCACACTATTCACTCCATATGGAGAACCAAAAGGTGGATCCCAAATGACTTGTCCTGGGAAATAATATTCGTTCTTTATAATCGCAAAAGGTGAAGGGTTCGATGGACTCGCATAAACTCTGTTTTCCAAACCACGGAATCCACAAGGTAAAGCGTCTATCGGAGCTTCGTCTGACATTTCTACCATCACAAAAGTGGAAACCAATGGGTACTCCCCATCGAAAGAACCTATTTTCTTACCAACAAAACTGTTAGATCCAGGATCCATTGTACAGTTGGTAAACTTTTCATAAACAACCGGGTTCTGATCTGTGTCAAAGAAGTCACGAACCAAAACATCAAAAGTTTGGTTAGCGAAAGATATGTTCGCAATAGAAATTTTGACCTCAGTGTTTGCTGAGTTACCATCGGAAATTGTTCTAAACTTGAACAAGTTATAAACCTGATTACCTCTAAGTTCAGATACAACCCAAGGAGTGATAGGTGTTTGATATTGTTCCAAGTACCAAGCAATAGAGGTAGTTGAATTTTTAACACGAGCTTCAGGAAGTGCGACTAAATCACAGTTTAAACCTCTGATGTAACTCTTGTTATAACCGTAGTTTAGTAGACCAGGGTATACCTCCTCTACAAACAAAGGAACCTCAAATCTTGATTTACTAAAGTTAGAAATACCAAGTACTTTTGAAATATAGTTTGCATCACCACCAGCCATAGAAACGTCAAACGCGAAAGTTTTAGAATCAAATGTTGCACCACTTATTTGGAAGGTAGCGAATGGGTTAGAGTTAACCTGAGCATAAGGTCCCGTACAAATCATTTCAACATCCGTAAGCCCGGTTACTTGGTATTGAGGACCATGTTGTGCTGCCGAATATTCAGAAATACCACGTGAACGAAGAGTTGCAACTACTAAGTTATGGTATTGAGTGTATGGTGTTGCACTGTATGTGTAAATGTTACCTTCAAAAGTTCCTGAGAATGTATTGGAAGCACCTGTCATATAACTAACGATTGCCGCATCCCAAGACCATCCTGAGTAAACCGTTGGACTTGATAACTCAAAGTTGGCATAAAACCATGGGTCATTTATTCCGTCACAGAGTTCATTATTTTCTAGGTCTAAGTTATCCACTCCATATACGTTGTCCAAGTTAGAATATGCTGCAAATAATGCTAAGTAGTCTGATGACGGTACTGCTCCGTAAACCAAGGCGGTATTTCCTGAAATCGCAGTATTACCTGAAACGCTTCTCGCAAAAGCGTAAAGATCTGATGCGATTGTAGAAGTTGAACCGTCATTTAGAGTGTAAGTCGTACCTGAATTCTCAATCAACAACGTTGGTGCTGATGAAGTAAATACAATAGTACCACCTGTAGAAGTTCCAGAAAAATCTACTGTGTAAGGTATAGTCGCAATATTAGCGTTTATATCGATAGTTTCACAGTCAGGATTAGCTAAGACTCTAATAGACCAAGAAGGACCTGCATCATAACCGCTCAGACCAAGTATTCTCGTAACAAATAACTGATTAGATTGTTGTAGATAAGCTTTAGCGATGTATGCCGCTTCATACTTTGGGATTTGTGTACCAATAAATTTTTCGGGTACAGTTCCACCAAAATAAGTTTGGAACTCGTCGAAATTTGTTATAAAAATAGGTTCGAAAGCCGGACCTTTAAGAGTTTCGCCAACCAATCCTAAGGTTGTTACACCCACGCTTTGCGCTACAAAGGAAAGATCAGTTTCTGAAGTGTAAACACCAGGTGACACAAACACCTTTTGGTTAACTTGATTTGTTACTTGAAAGAACATAGTTTAGTTTTTTCTTATTCGGATTTATTTTTTATTCATAAATATTTGATTATTACTCAAAAAACTTTACTTCTGAATAACTATTAATATATAGGCGCCTTATTTTCTGCCTTTTTTATCTTTATGTCACAGAAACCCCGCCAAGTTAAAAATCTTAAAATCGCGCCTGAAGTTCACGAAGTGCTTAAAAAATATTGTGATAAAAGAGGTATAAAAATTTACAGGTTTTTAGAAACTTTGATAATGGAAACATGTTCAGAAGAAAATCCAACAAAACCGTTACCAACAAAAAGAAAAGATATTAAAGATATATACGGAGAAGATTAAAGGAGTTTACCTTCGTATATGATTGTTGCTTCTTGACCTACAACTGATTTTGTAACATTCACTTGAAACAAATCCTTGGTGTTTAGTTGAATAAGATCTAGGTCAGAACCATAAAAATCACCATTGATATAAACATCCCAAGAATCGACATTCAGTGTTGACACTAAACTCAAATTCACTTTATAATCAACCGCATCATCTATTAAGCTATCGTTTGTGTCTGTGAAAAAAAGTTTATATTCAAATTCATCAGGATTTGGCGGAAACAATTCATTACGTCTACCTTGTTTGACATTAACATCAACTTCGTAAAGTTGGAGTACTCGAGCCACAGCGGGTTTAACCTGAAACTCTTCTTCATCGATCAAGTAACCCAACATTGTAAATTCATAACTCTGCATATAATAATTTCTTCTGTCTAAATCTATTACCGATTCGTCTGTTAAGTTATTCATGATTATGGGTACATACTGACCTTTAATGAATGTATATGCTTGACGAGAAGAAAACGTTTGTAAAACATTTTTGTTGAAGGTGTTTAATTCCCTCATTCTATTACAAAGTATTTTCACACTATAGTTAATATCTACAGGAACAGGTTGTGGAATTGTATAAACATCGTATCCTTTTTGGTTTCCATTCCAAGTTGGCACCGTTGCATAGTAAAACTGTTTCCTATTTGGAATCGTATATTGTGTTGATGGGTTTGTACCGTATCTTACTTCAGGACTTCTAACCACTGTTATAAATGGTAAATCAACATTAAAATCAGGATCTTTGAAATCCCAAGTTTCAGTAAACTGAGACCATCGTTGATTTGTGATAATCTTATCTATTACCTGAATGTCTTTTCCTGAAACCGTAGTTTTAAGTTCATTTTTCACAAACTCCAACATACCCAAATCCAAATCTGCGTGCAAAACACTTTTGGGTAAGTAAGTACCGTCTTTATTAATATATTCTAATAACTCGTGTCTTCTTGCCGAAAGTGTTTTCGGTGGTACAAGATCTATAGTTGGCTTAACTTGTTTTGGAAATCCCATTATGTTCCGAAGAATTCATTTTTACTTACAGGTGTAGCCAAAATAGAACGATAAAAAGGTTTGTACCCCCCGTATGTATGTTTATTGTCTGATACTACTTTACCATCATCAGATACTGAATAATACCTAACTTTACTTTCTGTTTCATAATAACCAAGGTAGTCACCAAAGTTGATATCAACATTCAACTCATCCAAATAAGACTGATAAATAGAAAATCTCATGTTACCTGGTTCATCTTGACGAACACGAGAAGTACCGAGTCTTTGATTAGTTGGTGCAAGAATTTGAACATAACCCTTGAGTTCAATCGGTGGTAGAAATTGAATACCACCTTCAGGTACTTCACCGTAAACATCATCTTGAAGTGTCTTGTATCTATCGATTCTATACAAGATTACTGTGAAGTTCATATCACCCTCGAGCCACTCTTGACCCATAGATACGTCTAAGGTGTAATCTTCACCCCCAAAAAATTTACCTAATCGTGTGATTGGAACTAGTTTTTCCATAGTTGATATTCCTGTATCTATAATTATATTTAAATGGGAAAATGGTTAGGATTTTGTTTTTCAGACTTTTTCACCTAAATTTACCTGAATGAGTGGTAACTTGACCATAGAATCCAAAGCAATATCCCTACTTGAAAATTATCAGGGGGCAAACAACTATATCTTAAATTTGAAGATTAAGTTACAGGTAAACAAGAAGTTTTACCCTACAAGATCACAAGCAGAGTACATAATAAACAATCATGATAAACAACCCAAAGTAGCAAAAAAATGGGTTGTATTGGATTCATATTTTTCAAACAAGATTGCTAATGACAAATTTCTCATTCAAATTCCTGAAAAAATGTGGATAGAAAAACTGTTGGCAGAAAAAGACAAGTCTTATCATGTGTGGGGTAAGTTTTTTGAAAACGACGAACTAACGGACATTTGGATTCCAAAGGTTGCAATCATCAAAGATAATAAAGTTGAAATCAAAGAGGTAGATTATTCAAAATACTCTCATAGACCACCTCTTGATCACCAAAAGATCGCCATCGAAACTTTGTTGAAAAACAAAAAATATATTTTGGCTGATGATATGGGTTTGGGTAAGACTACCTCGACCATTATAGCATCATTGGAAACGGGTGCAAAAAAGATTTTGATTATCTGTCCAGCATCATTGAAAATTAACTGGCAGAGAGAGTATCAACTTTACAGTGATAAATCCAGTTATGTTTGTGAAGGAAAACATTACTCTGAAGACGCTGACATTGTAATCATGAATTATGATATCATAAAAAATTTCCACGATTCAAAGGAACGAAAAAACTCTACAATCCTTAAATCTAAATTTGATTTGGTTATTATTGATGAGGCACATTACATTCAAAATGTTCAAGCTCAACGTACCAAATTAATCAACGATATGGTAAAAGATGTTGAAAGACTTTGGTTGTTGACGGGTACACCTATGACATCAAGACCTATAAACTATTTCAATCTTTTGTCATTGGTGGATTCTCCTGTGGCAAAAAATTGGATGGCTTATGTTGTTAGATACTGTGCAGGATATCAGTTTAAAGTGGGGATTAGAAAAGTTTGGAATGTTATGGGGGCTTCAAATTTGGAAGAACTCCGAGATCGAACTTCATCCACAGTGTTAAGACGACTCAAAGAAGATGTTTTAGACCTTCCCGAAAAAATCATAACCCCTGTATACTTGAGACTACGTTCCAAGATTTATGAGGAATTGATGGGTGAATACTACAACTGGTATGATAAACACCCCGATGAAAGTAAAAACCTTTCCATTCAGTTTACCAAACTCACCCAAGTTCGTCAGGTCATTGCCGATGAAAAAACTCAACATACAATTGAGCTCGCAGAAAACATCATTGAACAAGGAAAAAAAGTTATCATTTTTTGTAACTTTACAAAGTCACTTGAAACCATTTATGAACACTTTGGTAAACAGGCGGTTAGATTAGATGGTTCAATGTCAAAAACACAAAGACAAGATTCTGTTGATAGATTTCAAGAAGATGAAAAAGTTAAAGTTTTTGTGGGAAACATAAAAGCAGCAGGTGTTGGTATAACACTCACCGCAGCAGAAGCCGTTATTATGAACGATCTTTCTTTTTTGCCCTCAGATCATTCTCAATCTGAAGATCGTGCTTATCGTTATGGACAAAAAAATAATGTACTTGTTTACTATCCGATTTTCGATAACACAATAGAAGGAATTATCTACGACATACTCAATAACAAGAAAAGAATCATTGCGACCGTAATGGGTGATACCCAAGATGAAACAAATGTCGTAGAAGAAATTTTGAGAAGTATTGCCGAAAGAAGATAATAACCAAGGTTTCTATTATTTATAAAGAAAACCTTTATATGCAACATTTACAAGAATCAGTAGAAAAAGTTGAGAAACAGATTCTACACGAACAAACAAGACAGGAGTTAAAAGGTTTGATAACCGAAATGAAAAAAATAGGAATCGAAAAACTTCCTTACTCCTACTCAGCCCTGAAACGTTTTATTGATCCTGAGACAATGAACGTTCATTACAATAAACACTACAAAGGATATGTTGACAAACTCAACAAACTTTTAGTCAAAAGAAAGGGCGATAAAGATCTCGAAAAGATTATTAGAAACATATCGAGATATCCCAAAGCAGTCAGAGACAATGCGGGTGGAGCATTCAACCACGCATTGTTTTGGAACATGTTGACACCCGAACAAATGGAGGTCGGTCCTGAGTTGATGAAAAAAATAAAAAAAGATTTTGGAACTTTTGCTAAGTTTAAAAAACAGTTTGAAGATGTTGCTAGACTTAGATTCGGATCAGGATGGGTTTGGTTAGTATTAACTAATAAGGGAACCCTAAAAATCATGTCCACACCAAACCAAGACAACCCACTCATGAATATTATTGAAGGTGGGGGGTATCCACTTCTCGGGTTAGACTTGTGGGAACATGCCTATTATTTGAAATATAAAAATAAACGAGATGAATACATCAAAAACTTTTGGACTGCCGTAAATTGGAGCTTTGTAGAAAATATGTATTCAATGAAAACAGAAACATCACTTTTGGAATCAGTTCAACTTGGGAACTTACTCAAAGAATACAAGTCCGATTCATGTAGTAGAGCGGAAACGGAAGTTTACCGAATGTTATTTAACGTAAATAAACAAGCAAGGAACATCTACAAGAACACCATAAACAAGGTGTTAAACGAAACGTTTCCTGAAAAATACCACACAAAAACTGAAGGTGGTGAAATTCCTGGTATCTATAACTTAGAAAAGCCTGGCAGATCGGTTATCAACTATATGAATACAAACTACTCTGTTTTTTGTATTATGGTTAGAGACTTGAATAAAGTTATAACCACATCATTGAATGAACCATCTTTGGACTTTACTGATAAAACTCCTTTAGAACAAGTCAAAGAAGTTAAAAGAATGTGCAACTACATTGAAAAATTTAGAGATAGAATTTTCAATACGGATAGTAATACTTTCAAAAACATTATG